CTGACAGAGGTCGGTGGAGAACGTTATTTTTTCTGTAATGAGCAGAACGAAAAAGGTGAGCCGGTCACCTGGCAGGGGCGACAGTATCAGCCGTATCCCATTCAGGGGAGTGGTTTTGAACTGAATGGCAAAGGCACCAGTACGCGCCCCACGCTGACGGTTTCTAACCTGTACGGTATGGTCACCGGGATGGCGGAAGATATGCAGAGTCTGGTCGGCGGAACGGTGGTCCGGCGTAAGGTTTACGCCCGTTTTCTGGATGCGGTGAACTTCGTCAACGGAAACAGTGACGCCGATCCGGAGCAGGAGGTGATCAGCCGCTGGCGCATCGAGCAGTGCAGCGAACTGAGCGCGGTGAGTGCCTCCTTTGTACTGTCCACGCCGACGGAAACGGATGGCGCTGTTTTTCCGGGGCGCATCATGCTGGCCAACACCTGCACCTGGACCTATCGCGGTGACGAGTGCGGTTATAGCGGTCCGGCTGTCGCGGATGAATATGACCAGCCGACATCCGATATCACGAAGGATAAATGCAGCAAATGCCTGAGTGGCTGTAAGTTCCGCAATAACGTCGGCAACTTTGGCGGCTTCCTTTCCATTAACAAACTTTCGCAGTAATCCCATGACAGAGACAGAATCAGCGATTCTGGCGCACGCCCGGCGATGTGCGCCAGCGGAGTCGTGCGGCTTCGTGGTGAGAACGCCGGAGGGGGAAAGATATTTTCCCTGCGTGAATATTTCCGGTGAGCCGGAGGATTATTTCCGGATGGCTCCGGAGGACTGGCTGCAGGCCAAAATGCAGGGTGAGATTGTGGCGCTGGTCCACAGTCACCCCGGTGGTCTGCCCTGGCTGAGTGAGGCCGACCGGCGGCTGCAGGTGCAGAGTGATTTGCCGTGGTGGCTGGTCTGCCGGGGAGTGATTCATAAGTTCCGCTGTGTGCCGCATCTCACCGGGCGGCGCTTTGAGCACGGGGCGACGGACTGTTACACGCTGTTCCGGGATGCTTATCATCTGGCTGGGATTGAGATGCCGGATTTTCATCGCGGGGATGACTGGTGGCGTAACGGTCAGAATCTCTATCTTGACAATATGGAGGCGACTGGTTTTTACCGTGTCGCACTGACAGAGGCGCAGCCGGGCGATGTGCTGCTGTGCTGCTTTGGTTCATCGGTGCCGAATCATGCCGCTATTTACTGCGGTGACGGCGAGCTGCTGCACCATATTCCTGAACAACTGAGCAAACGAGAGAGGTATACCGACAAATGGCAGCGACGCACACACTCCCTCTGGCGTCACCGGGCATGGCGCGCATCTGCCTTTACGGGGATTTACAACGATTTGGCCGCCGCATCGACCTTCGTGTGAAAACGGGGGCTGAAGCCATCCGGGCACTGGCCACACAGCTCCCGGCGTTTCGTCAGAAACTGAGCGACGGCTGGTATCAGGTACGGATTTCCGGGCGGGACGTCAGCACGTCCGGATTGACGGCGCAGTTACATGAGGTTCTGCCTGACGGCGCTGTGATTCATATTGTTCCCAGAGTCGCCGGGGCCAAGTCAGGGGGCGTATTCCAGATTGTCCTGGGAGCTGCCGCCATTGCCGGATCATTCTTTACTGCCGGAGCCACCCTTGCAGCATGGGGGGCAGCCATTGGGGCCGGTGGTATGACCGGCATCCTGTTTTCTCTCGGTGCCAGTATGGTGCTCGGTGGTGTGGCGCAGATGCTGGCACCGAAAGCCAGAACTCCCCGTACACAGACAACGGATAACGGCAAACAGAACACCTATTTCTCCTCACTGGATAACATGGTTGCTCAGGGCAATGTTCTGCCTGTTCTGTACGGTGAAATGCGTGTGGGGTCACGGGTGGTTTCTCAGGAGATCAGCACGGCAGACGAAGGGGACGGTGGTCAGGTTGTGGTGATTGGTCGCTGATGCAAAATGTTTTATGTGAAACCGCCTGCGGGCGGTTTTGTCGTTTATGGAGCGTGAGGAATGGGTAAAGGCAGCAGTAAGGGGCATACCCCGCGCGAAGCGAAAGATAACCTGAAATCCACGCAGTTACTGAGTGTGATTGATGCCATCAGCGAAGGGCCGGTTGAAGGTCCGGTGGATGGATTAAAAAGCGTGCTGCTGAACAGTACGCCGGTGCTGGACAGTGAGGGGAATACCAACATCTCCGGCGTCACGGTGGTGTTCCGGGCAGGTGAGCAGGAGCAGACACCGCCGGAAGGTTTTGAATCCTCCGGCTCCGAGACTGTGCTGGGTACGGAAGTGAAATATGACACGCCGATCACCCGCACCATCACGTCGGCAAACATCGACCGTCTGCGCTTTACCTTCGGTGTGCAGGCACTGGTGGAAACCACCTCAAAGGGGGACAGGAATCCATCGGAAGTCCGCCTGCTGGTTCAGATACAGCGTAACGGTGGCTGGGTGACGGAAAAAGACATCACCATTAAGGGCAAAACCACCTCGCAGTATCTGGCCTCGGTGGTGGTGGATAACCTGCCGCCGCGCCCGTTTAATATCCGGATGCGCAGGATGACGCCAGACAGCACCACAGACCAGCTGCAGAACAAAACGCTCTGGTCGTCATACACCGAAATCATCGATGTGAAACAGTGCTACCCGAACACGGCACTGGTCGGCGTGCAGGTGGACTCGGAGCAGTTCGGCAGTCAGCAGGTGAGCCGTAATTATCATCTTCGCGGGCGCATTCTGCAGGTGCCGTCGAACTATAACCCGCAGACGCGGCAATACAGCGGTATCTGGGACGGAACGTTTAAGCCGGCATACAGCGACAACATGGCCTGGTGTCTGTGGGATATGCTGACCCACCCGCGCTACGGCATGGGGAAACGTCTTGGTGCGGCGGATGTGGATAAATGGGCGCTGTATGTCATCGGCCAGTACTGCGACCAGTCAGTGCCGGACGGCTTTGGCGGCACGGAGCCGCGCATCACCTGTAATGCGTACCTGACCACACAGCGCAAGGCGTGGGATGTGCTCAGTGATTTCTGCTCGGCGATGCGCTGTATGCCGGTATGGAACGGGCAGACGCTGACGTTCGTGCAGGACCGACCATCAGATAAGGTGTGGACCTATAACCGCAGTAATGTGGTGATGCCGGATGATGGCGCGCCGTTCCGCTACAGCTTCAGCGCCCTGAAGGACCGCCATAATGCCGTTGAGGTGAACTGGATTGACCCGAACAACGGCTGGGAGACGGCGACAGAGCTTGTTGAAGATACGCAGGCCATTGCCCGTTACGGTCGTAATGTCACGAAGATGGATGCCTTTGGTTGTACCAGTCGGGGGCAGGCACACCGCGCCGGGCTGTGGCTGATTAAAACGGAACTGCTGGAAACGCAGACCGTGGACTTCAGCGTGGGTGCTGAAGGGCTTCGCCATGTACCGGGCGATGTCATTGAAATCTGCGATGATGACTATGCCGGTATCAGCATCGGCGGGCGCGTGCTGGCGGTGAACAGCCAGACCCGGACGCTGACGCTCGACCGTGAAATCACGCTGCTATCCTCCGGTACCACGCTGATAAGCCTGGTTGACGGAAGTGGCAATCCGGTCAGCGTGGAGGTCCAGTCCGTCACCGACGGCGTGAAGGTAAAAGTGAGCCGTGTTCCTGACGGTGTTGCAGAATACAGCGTGTGGGGGCTGAAGTTGCCAACGTTGCGCCAGCGCCTGTTCCGCTGTGTGAGTATCCGTGAGAACGATGACGGCACGTATGCCATCACCGCCGTGCAGCATGTACCGGAAAAAGAAGCCATCGTGGATAACGGGGCGCACTTTGACGGGGACCAGAGCGGCACGGTGAATGGTGTCACTCCGCCAGCGGTGCAGCACCTGACCGCCGAAGTCACCGCAGACAGCGGGGAGTATCAGGTACTGGCCCGCTGGGACACGCCGAAGGTGGTGAAGGGCGTGAGCTTCCTGCTCCGTCTGACCGTAACAGCGGATGACGGTAGTGAGCGGCTGGTCAGCACGGCCCGGACGACGGAAACCACATACCGCTTCAGGCAGCTGGCGCTGGGGAACTACAGGCTGACAGTCCGGGCGGTAAATGCCTGGGGGCAGCAGGGTGATCCGGCGTCGGTATCATTCCGGATTGCCGCACCGGCAGCACCGTCGCGGATTGAGCTGACGCCGGGCTATTTTCAGATAACCGCCACGCCGCATCTTGCGGTTTATGACCCGACGGTACAGTTTGAGTTCTGGTTCTCGGAAAAACGGATTGCGGATATCAGGCAGGTTGAAACCAGCGCGCGTTATCTTGGTACGGCACTGTACTGGATAGCCGCCAGTATCAATATCAAACCGGGCCATGATTATTATTTTTACGTTCGCAGTGTGAACACCGTTGGCAAATCGGCATTCGTGGAGGCTGTCGGTCAGCCGAGTGATGATGCATCAGGCTATCTGGATTTTTTCAAAGGCGAGATAGGGAAAACCCATCTGGCTCAGGAGCTGTGGACGCAGATTGATAACGGTCAGCTTGCGCCTGACCTGACTGAAATCAGGACGTCCATAACGGATGTCAGCAATGAAATAACACAGACCGTCAATAAGAAACTGGAAGACCAGAGTGCAGCGATCCAGCAGATACAGAAGGTTCAGGTTGATACAAATAATAACCTGAACAGCATGTGGGCAGTGAAGCTGCAGCAGATGCAGGACGGACGCCTTTATATTGCGGGTATCGGTGCCGGTATTGAGAACACCCCTGACGGCATGCAGAGTCAGGTGCTGCTGGCAGCAGACAGGATTGCGATGATTAATCCTGCGAATGGCAACACAAAGCCGATGTTTGTTGGTCAGGGCGATCAGATATTCATGAATGAAGTGTTCCTGAAACGCCTGACGGCCCCCACCATTACCAGCGGCGGTAATCCTCCGGCATTTTCCCTGACATCAGACGGGAGGCTGACGGCGAAAAATGCCGATATCAGCGGTAACGTGAATGCGAACTCCGGGACGCTCAACAATGTCACGATTAATGAAAACTGTCAGATTAAGGGGAAACTGTCAGCCAATCAGATTGAAGGCGATATTGTCAAAACGGTCAGCAAGTCTTTCCCCCGCACGAACAGTTATGCCAGTGGCACCATCACGGTAAGAATCAGTGATGATCAGAAATTTGACCGGCAGGTCATGATACCGCCAGTGTTATTCCGCGGTGGTAAGCATGAGAATTTCAACAGTAATAACCAACAGTCATACTGGTATTCAACCTGCCGGTTAAGAGTGAGCCGCAATGGTCAGGAGATTTTTAATCAGTCCACGACGGATGCTCAGGGCGTATTTTCCTCAGTTATAGATATGCCTGCCGGACAGGGGACGCTGACACTGACATTCACCGTATCTTCATCAGGAGCGAATAACTGGACACCAACAACCAGTATCAGCGATCTGCTGGTTGTGGTGATGAAAAAATCCACAGCAGGTATCAGTATCAGCTGAATTTTATAACCCAGAACGGGCGTCAGAAATGACGCCTTTTTTATTGCAGAAAAGCGAGAGGTAATTATGCGTAAACTTTATGCCGCCATTTTGTCCGCAGCCATTTGTCTGGCCGTATCCGGTGCGCCTGCATGGGCGTCTGAACATCAGTCCACGCTGAGCGCGGGGTATCTTCATGCCCGGACGAACGTTCCCGGCAGTGATGATCTGAACGGGATTAACGTGAAATACCGTTATGAGTTTACGGACACACTGGGGATGGTGACGTCGTTCAGCTATGCAGGAGACAAGAATCGCCAGCTGACCCGTTACAGCGATACCCGCTGGTATGAAGATTCCGTGCGTAACCGCTGGTTCAGCGTGATGGCGGGGCCGTCTGTGCGCGTGAATGAATGGTTCAGCGCGTATGCGATGGCGGGTGTGGCTTACAGCCGTGTGTCGACTTTTTCCGGGGATTATATCCGCGTAACTGACAATAAGGGGAAAACGCACGATGTGCTGACCGGAAGTGATGACGGTCGCCACAGCAACACGTCTCTGGCGTGGGGGGCTGGCGTGCAGTTTAACCCGACCGAGTCCGTGGCCATTGATGTCGCTTATGAAGGTTCCGGCAGTGGTGACTGGCGCACTGACGGTTTCATCGTGGGTGTCGGTTATAAATTCTGATTAGCCAGGTAACACAGTATTATGACAGCCCGCCGGTTCAGGCGGGCTTTTTTGTGGGGTGAATATGGCAGTAAAGATTTCAGGTGTACTGAAAGACGGCACAGGAAAACCGGTACAGAACTGCACAATCCAGCTGAAAGCAAAACGTAACAGCACCACGGTGGTGGTGAACACGCTGGCCTCAGAAAATCCGGATGAAGCCGGGCGTTACAGCATGGACGTTGAGTACGGGCAGTACAGCGTTATTCTGTTGGTGGAGGGATTCCCGCCGTCACATGCCGGGACCATCACCGTGTATGAAGATTCCCGACCCGGTACGCTGAATGATTTTCTCGGTGCCATGACGGAGGATGATGCCCGTCCGGAGGCTCTGCGCCGTTTTGAGCTGATGGTGGAAGAGGTGGCGCGTAACGCGTCCGCAGTGGCACAGAACACGGCAGCCGCGAAGAAGTCAGCCAGTGATGCCAGAACATCTGCCCGTGAGGCGGCAACCCATGCGACTGATGCTGCAGGCTCAGCACGTGCAGCCAGCACGTCAGCCGGACAGGCCGCGACGTCGGCTCAGGAGGCTTTTTCCAGCGCAGGAACGGCATCAGCAAAAGCCTCTGAGGCATCAAAAAGTGCTGCCGCTGCAGAGTCCTCAAAAAGCGCGGCGGCTACCAGTGCCGGTGCGGCGAAAACGTCAGAAACGAATGCGGCAGCGTCACAACAATCAGCAGCCACTTCTGCATCCACCGCGACCACGAAAGCGTCAGAAGCAGCCACTTCAGCACGGGATGCGTCGGCTTCAAAAGAGGCGGCAAAATCATCAGAAACGAACGCAGCCTCGAGCGCCAGCAGCGCAGCTTCTTCGGCAACGGCGGCAGCAAATTCTGCGAAGGCGGCAAAAACGTCCGAGACGAACGCCAGGTCTTCTGAAACGGCAGCGGGACAGAGCGCCTCAGCTGCGGCAGGCTCAAAAACAGCGGCTGCATTATCTGCCAGTGCCGCGTCAACAAGTGCCGGGCAGGCCTCAGCCAGTGCCACCGCCGCCGGAAAATCGGCAGAAAGTGCTGCATCGTCTGCTTCAACAGCCACAACGAAGGCTGGCGAAGCCGCTGTACAGGCCAGCGCAGCAGCGAGGTCTGCTTCCGCAGCGAAGACATCCGAGACGAACGCGAAAGCGTCGGAAACCAGCGCAGAATCCTCAAAAACGGCTGCCGCATCGTCCGCCAGTTCGGCGGCGTCATCGGCATCATCTGCGTCTGCTTCAAAAGATGAGGCGACCAGACAGGCGTCAGCAGCAAAGGGCAGCGCCACGACGGCATCCACGAAGGCGACAGAGGCAGCTGGCAGTGCGACGGCGGCAGCTCAGAGCAAAAGTACGGCGGAATCCGCGGCAACGCGCGCCGAGACAGCGGCAAAACGGGCAGAGGATATTGCATCCGCCGTGGCGCTTGAGGATGCGAGCATGACGAAAAAGGGGATAGTACAGCTCAGCAGTGCGACTAACAGCACTTCCGAGTCACTGGCGGCAACGCCAAAAGCCGTTAAGGCCGCGTATGAGCTGGCTAACGGGAAATACACCGCACAGGATGCAACGACAGCACAGAAAGGGATAGTTCAGCTTAGCAACGCGACCAACAGCACATCTGAAATGCTGGCGGCAACGCCAAAGTCGGTAAAGGCAGCCTATGACCTTGCTAACGGGAAATATACTGCTCAGGACGCTACGACAGCACAAAAAGGAATTGTCCAGCTCAGTAGTGCAACCAACAGCGCATCTGAAACGCTTGCCGCGACACCGAAAGCAGTGAAAGCAGCTAATGATAATGCGAATGGTCGGGTACCTTCTGCCCGTAAGGTGAATGGTAAGGCGCTTTCAGCGGATATAACACTGACGCCGAAAGATATTGGTACGCTTAACTCAACAACAATGTCATTCAGCGGTGGTGCTGGTTGGTTCAAATTAGCAACGGTAACCATGCCACAGGCGAGTTCTGTTGTTTCAATTACGTTGATTGGTGGCGCGGGATTTAACGTGGGGTCACCTCAACAGGCAGGTATATCTGAACTTGTTTTGCGTGCAGGTAATGGTAATCCGAAGGGGATTACTGGTGCTTTATGGCAGCGCACATCGACAGGGTTTACAAATTTTGCCTGGGTCAATACATCTGGTGATACTTACGATATTTACGTTGCAATCGGAAATTATGCGACTGGTGTAAATATTCAATGGGATTATACCAGTAATGCCAGCGTGACGATTCATACGTCACCAGCATATTCTGCTAATAAGCCGGAAGGGTTAACGGACGGTACAGTTTATTCACTCTATACGCCATCAGAGCAGTTTTATCCGCCTGGCGCACCAATCCCGTGGCCATCAGATACCGTTCCGTCTGGCTATGCCCTGATGCAGGGGCAGACTTTTGACAAATCTGCATACCCGAAACTTGCAGCCGCTTATCCGTCAGGCGTGATCCCTGATATGCGTGGCTGGACGATTAAGGGCAAACCCGCCAGTGGTCGTGCCGTATTGTCTCAGGAACAGGACGGCATTAAATCGCACACCCACAGCGCCAGCGCATCCAGTACGGATTTGGGGACGAAAAACACATCGTCGTTTGATTACGGAACCAAATCCACGAATAACACCGGGGCGCATACCCATAGTATTAGCGGGACTGCAAATAGTGCCGGTGCGCACCAACACAAGAGTTCCGGTGCATTTGGTGGCACGAATACGAGCATTTTTCCTAATGGTTATACCGCGATTTCAAATCTGAGCGCGGGGATTATGAGCACAACAAGCGGTAGTGGCCAGACTCGTAATGCAGGGAAGACATCATCAGATGGTGCTCATACCCACTCGCTGTCCGGCACTGCTGCAAGCGCAGGCGCACATGCACATACTGTCGGTATTGGTGCTCATACGCACTCCGTTGCGATTGGCTCACATGGACACACCATCACCGTTAACGCTGCTGGTAACGCGGAAAACACCGTCAAAAACATCGCATTTAACTATATTGTGAGGCTTGCATAATGGCATTCAGAATGAGTGAACAACCACGGACCATAAAAATTTATAATCTGCTGGCCGGAACTAATGAATTTATTGGTGAAGGTGATGCATATATTCCGCCTCATACAGGTCTGCCAGCAAACAGTACCGACATTGCACCGCCAGATATTCCAGCTGGCTTCGTGGCTGTTTTCAACAGTGATGAGTCATCGTGGCATCTCGTTGAAGATCATCGGGGTAAAACGGTTTATGACGTGGCATCAGGGGACGCGTTATTTATTTCTGAACTCGGTCCGTTACCGGAAAATGTTACTTGGTTGTCGCCGGAAGGGGAATATCAGAAGTGGAACGGTACAGCTTGGGTGAAAGATGCAGAAGCAGAAAAACTATTCCGGATCCGGGAGGCGGAAGAAACAAAAAACAGCCTGATGCAGGTAGCCAGTGAGCATATTGCGCCGCTTCAGGATGCTGCAGATCTGGAAATCGCAACGGAGGAAGAAACCTCGTTGCTGGAAGCCTGGAAAAAGTATCGGGTGTTGCTGAACCGTGTTGATACATCACTATCTCCAGATATCGAGTGGCCAAGTCAACCATAAATCAATATCCCCTGCAATGCAGGGGATAGTTCTTAATTATCAGTAGATTGTTCCTCTAGTAACAACTCAATTCTGCTTAGTATTTCTTTAGATATTTTGCGGCTATCAATTTTTATAGTTACAAAATTACCTTTATATCTGGCCGTGATCCCTTCCCCATATTTTTTCTCGTCTTTTGTTTTTTCCTCGCCGCCAACCAGAACAGAGTCAGATAATATTTGTATAATCCGTGAAGCTTCTAAATCCTCGCCGTTTTTTTTAATTGCCAGAAGATGATGAGCAGCATTGCTCATGGCAGCCATGTTTTTTTTGTAAACCTTAAACAAAGAATCTCCAGCACGAGCTGACAGTTCTCCTGGATGATTGAAGATAGCTAATATATCTTTTGGTAGACCAGCTGTATTAATACAGCGAGTGATAATATTTCTATCTATATTTTCAGCCTCGGCTAATGCTTTAACGTTACCATCAAAGTCATTTAGCTTGCGTAAGTATCTCTTTCCTCTTTCGTATGCACTAATAGGCCTATAATCGTTACCAATTTGGGATAACCAATGCATCTGTTCATCGTCGAGATCAGCAATTAAGACGCGATAGTCACATCCTGTTAATATCGCTGCTTTTCTTCTACGTGAGCCGTCAGCGACTTCAACGATTCCAGATACTTTTCTGGCGAAAGCTGGATTTTGTTGTCCAGACGTTAGAAAAGATGGGATTAAATCGGCTAGAGAGGATTCATTTAATAAATCTTGATCGCGTTCATTACCTAGCCATACCATTGTTGCCATTTCAACTTTATCTGCGGGAATTGTCTCTAACTTAAAGTTAACATTACGTCCGCATACTGGCAAAGTTATGCTGTTACCGGTTAATGAACTCAGTTGACGTTTTAAATCACCAACCATAGGTGATACGGGCTGATGTTCAGGGGCATGATGATTATTACTCATAATGCGATTAATATCTGGAGCATTTTTTAGAAGAGAGCGCTGTTTCATTATTCGTTCTCCCAGCGAGGTTTTATTAGATCATCAAAAATTTCTCGGCAAACAGGGTCCCATATAGAAACAGCATTTCTCCATGCATTCAATGTTGAACGTTGGTTTGCTGCTTGTTCAAATACTGTTCTCATTTTTATCTGGCCTTTACCTACTTCATCGGTAACGCGTACAACCTGACGTAATACCATTGATCCCCATGTATTTCTTATTTGTTCTTCCATCCATCGTGATTGATTCCCTGTAGTGATACTATATTTAGTCAGAAGTAAGCGAACGGTTGGCTCAAATCCACCTAGGTCAACGCTTTCCAATAGATCGAGAAGCATTGTGAAAAACTGTAGAACAGAAGCGTAATCAAATAATTCTGCAGGTGTAGCAACAACAATAACGTCAGCGGCACAAACAACGTTAATGGTTCCTGTACCGAGGTTCGGAGCACTATCTATAACGATAACATCGTAGTTATCCCAAACTGATTCAATAGCTGCGCGCAGCATAAGGTGTGGAGGATGAGGCAATTTACCCTGAGCATGATATTGCATGAGATCTGTTTCTATACGATGTAAAGCTAGGCAGCTAGGGATAATGTCTAGCCCAGGCCAACATGTTGGCTTTATAGCATATTCAGCGTTATCGCGTTCTCCTAAGTAAAATGGCAGTAAAGTATCCTCGGCATGGATATGTAAATCAGGAACATAACCGTGATACATAGAGGCCGTGCCTTGAGGATCGTTACCTTCAACCAAAAGAACACGATGACCTTGTAATGCTAACCATTGAGCTTGATGTACCGCAGACGATGTTTTATAAACGCCGCCTTTGTGTGACATAACGGCAAGCACAACAGGGTTTTTATCTTGTGGTCGTTGGTTTGGGTTGCCAAAAACTGCTCGCATACTGTTGATTTGATCTATGGTATAACCAGCACGACGTTCAATTCTTCCTCTCATTTCAAAGTCAGGTGCAGGTAAACGCCCGCTCTTCTCAGCATCTCTAATTGCTTGAGGAGTTACACCAATTAAATCTGCTACTTCAGTTATACCCCATCGGCGGGTGATACGCCGAGCTTCAGGACTATCATCACCGAATTGAGCGATAGCAATTGCTTGGGTCATTTCTTGACCTCTCGTAACACAATCTTGCAATAACTTTTTCAAAGACATACTGTCATCTCCAGCTTGTAACTTTGCTTAATAATTAAATCTTTGCTTATTTCTAGCAAATTTGCATGAAAAAGGCAAAGCAAAACAAAAAACGCAAAGGCGAATATTTGAGCTAAATCATCTTTTGTTCCCCTCCAGAAATGCATAAAACGAACAACAATATAATCATAACTAATTGATATTTATTACCTTTTCTAAGAAAGGAAATCATATAAAACTAGAGAAACATGATAAGAATCATCAATGAGATACGTTTTCTATATTAGTTATCCTAACCTTACCAACATAAGAACACAAACAGAGAACATAAAAACAAAGTAATAATACAAACACAATAAAGAACATAAATAAAGAATTAAACAAATGTTAAATAAAAACAGCACGCAAAC